TGAGGATTATAACGCTGAAGCTGCTGGATTACAGGAACTAATTGCGTTGACGAAAGATATCAACGCATTCCACAGAGTCAACATCATCCTCATCGCGCACGTCGTTCAAGCGGAATATCGCAACACGACGAACAACACAACTCACATTTCCCGCACGATAATAACTGCGGGCAAGAAAGTTGCGCCGAAAATCCCTGCTTATTGTGGTGAAGTATACCACTTCAACATTAAGAAGGGAATGGTAGAGGGAGCAGGAGGTGACTATTCACTGTTAACTGAACATACAGGTGACGACTTCGCACGGACAGCGTTGGGATTGGACAGAGAAATTGTCTTTGGTGACAAACCTCTCTACGACACGTATCTCAAACCTGCCATCAACCGAATGCAACAAACGTACGTACCTCTGACAAAAGTCTAAAAGGAGACTAGCACATGGCTATTTTCACGTTCTCGGATTCTGACCTCCTCCGCAATCGTATTGTGGAGCCTGCGTGGTACGTGTTGGACATTCAAGAGCATCGCGATTGGTCGCCTACTAAGGACGGTCAGTCCAACAACTGCCACTACGAGACTGTCATTGTCAAGAATGCTGACAATGGCAACGATGAATTCTCCGGCGTACCGATTACGCTTCAGTTCAATGACAAACCCAAGGCGCGGGGATTCATTGAGGGATTCCTTCGTGGATTGGGCGTTGAAGTTGCTGCGGGTCAACGGTATGACGGTAACAGCGCCGTTGGTAAGAAGATCGAAGCGTTCATCGAGAATGACACGTTCAATGGTCGTCTCGTGAACCGCGTGAACCACAAGTATCGCATCGCGCGCGGCTAGCAAGTAGATATGGACCAGAGTAGTCACGACCTATACTACTCTGGTCCACTCCAATTAACTAGGTCCAACAGAGAATAACATGATTCACGATCAGATTGAAGATGAGGAAGTAGTCGAATCTCCTCGGGAAGAACCTCCTCAAGATGAGGATAGCAAAACCTTCGAGGATAAAGAGAAGGAAGATACTCTCGTCGAAGATGAAGATGACGACGAGTACGACGATGACGATGACGACGATGATGATGATGAAGTCGTCGAGGCTAACTGATATTCACTAAGATAGATTACTGTCTCGCCCAGAGTAACCAGTAATTTGTCTGGTGATAGGGGGCGCATCCAATACCACAATTCGGTGGGTTACGGGTGCGCCCTCGCACGATTGAGGAAGGCAAATGACTGACTCAGTTAAAATAATTGGACGTATCATCAAGGTCAGTAAACAAGGGTGGGGATTCATCTCGTCACGCGAGATTGAGTTTACTCGTATCTTCTTTCACTGGACCTCACTCAGACAAGATACGATTCCATTCTTAGAACTTAAGACTGGAATGATGGTGGAGTTTACTCCGCTGAAAATCGAGGGTAAAGGGCACAGAGCCATCCACATCCGAGTAATCGAAAAGAAGAAAGAAGAACCAAATGATAACCCGGATCAAATGCCCGTATTGTCATAACGAAGATGAAACACTGCTAGACCAAATCACCATCGAGATTTACTTCTGTAACTGTTGCTCAAAGACGTTCGCGCCCAAGATACTGGAGAATTATGACTCAACACGAAAAGGTCAAGAGAGTAGCGCAGATACTAAAGGAAAGATTCCCGAACCTCACCGTCGCCGAAACTATTGACATTGCGTTCAAGATTGTGGAGGCGCTCGATGAATAGCTACCACAAAGAACTGCTGCTGGAAATAATCCACACTGAGTGGGATGATAACCAACTGGATACCTACATTCACAATCAGGAGTTGAGACTGGAGAATACGAAGGAATTAATCAGAGAGTTGAGACAGATACGCAGGAAGCGGAATAAGAGGAGACAGAAGCCTCTAGATACGGGGGTGCGTGATGGCAGGTAAAATCTATTTCCTCGACCCAACCATGGGGAGGAATGAAGTAAGAGTAATTAAATCCCCCATTGAAATATTGGGTTTCAATATAAAGAATAAAACCGGGGAGGATTTATTTATTGAAGTTAAGCGTCAGTCTGGATTCGTAGCTCCGGGCGAAAGTGACATAGAAGAATTGATCATAAGAAAATGACTATAAGGGAACGCATTCACTACAATCGACTCAGCCGCATCCATGATGAGGGCCAGAGTCCGATATACGCATGGATCATGTCTATCGTCGATGAGGTATTCAGACATGGCTGACCTTTATCTAATTCCTCGAAGTGTTCCATGTGAGAAATGTGGAGTGAAGATAAGAACTTTAGAGTTACTAGCAAAAAAAGTCTGTCCTGTGTGTAAAGCAGAACAGAATGAGGAAAATTACGGGAAATACTTCGGCGTGATTAGAGGTGTTAAGAATGACTAATCACAAATACGTACCAGGAATGGGAGCAGTTGGTGCGCGCTTAATGATACTAGGCGAAGCACCCGGACGTGAAGAAACTGCTTCTGGTAAACCCTTCGTCGGTGCTAGTGGTCGTGAACTAGACCGCATACTAATCGATGCAGGCATGAGACGTAGTGACTGCTGGATAAGTAACGTCTGCAAATACGAGGTTCCTCCAAATGAGTTTCGCAAGAAACTCCCTTTTCACATACGCGCGCGTAATGCCGGCATCGACATGGACCAGCAGTTAGCAGAACTGCAAACAGAAATCAATGACATTAAACCTAACTGCATACTCGCTCTCGGTGGTACTGCTCTATGGGCACTGTCCGGAAAAACTAAAATTTCGATGCACAGAGGCTCTATCATGTGGGGTATGGGCCACAAGTTTGTTCCTACCTATCATCCCGCGCATCTTTTACATAGTGCTGCGGGTGGAGAAATCAAGGGTTATTGGAACCGACAAGTAATGATATTCGACTTCAAGCGTGCATACCAAGAGAGTCAATCACCTCAGCTTGAGTTGCCACAACGCGCACTACAGATATGCAGGAACTCTGGAGAATTTTACGAGTTCCTAAATCGCTATTCAATGTGCGCCAAACTATCCGTGGATATCGAGGCGGGTGGTTCATGCCTGCCAATTTGTGTCGGACTGTCATTCGATAAAAGACATGGCATGACAATTCCATTGTGGAATCGTGGTGGTATTTCCACAATACCAGATAGTGACCTTGCTACCATCTGGGTTATGCTAGCCAAGGTGCTGTGGGAGAAGAAAATTGTCGGACAAAATTTCAATTACGACAGGGACAAACTTCGTAGACTTGGTTTTGCCATCCAACGTATCCACTCTGATACATTACTCAAGGCATTTGCTATTAACCCTGAACTCCCAAAAGGGCTTGCATTCCTTACATCTATCTATACCCGAGAACCCTACTACAAAGACGAAGGTATGTATGAGGGGGAACTTAGAGATTTATTCTTGGGGTGCGCGCGTGATAGTTGTGTCACGCTCGAAATAGAAGAAGCGATGGATGAGGATATAGACGAGTTAGGAGTGCGGAAGTTCTACGAGAATTTCTTGATGGAATTGCCTGACTTCTATCTCGAAATCGAGAATAACGGATTCTGCGTGAATGAATCGAAGCGATATGAACTGCTCGACAAGTATATCGAGTGGGACAATCGACTGCGATACGAGATGTTTAAGCTCGCTGGTGGTAGTGATGTGAATGTCAATTCACCACTCCAGGTCCACGAACTGCTGTTTGACGTATGGAAACTCCCGCATCGACATGGTACTGGTGAAGAAGAACTTACTGCACTTCTAAACCTGAAGCATGGCGTGAAGTTTCCTCAGCACAGGGAATGGATAGAGAAGTGTCTGGAACGCCGACGAGTAAGGAAAACTATATCTACCTACTTGATGGCAATTCCTGATTTCGATGGTAAGATGAAAACTACCTGTTTCATGTGCCTCGAAACTGGGCGCACTTCTACCGGCCAACAAGACCCTCCCATCAGACCGCTAGTAGACATCGTAGGTAAAGGTAACAAGAAAGACATGAAGGTCATGGGTACAGCATTTCAGACCATGACTAAACACGGTGATATCGGCAGCGACATACGTTCGATGTATGAGCCTGAACCGGGTTACATCTTCGTCCAACTAGACAGTCAGCAGGCTGAGGCGCGCGTAGTATTCAACCTCGCCACAGATGAGCAAGCGTTAAAGGACATAGACGAACATGATTACCACGCTCTTACTGCTAGTTGGTTTTTTGGCGGTATCGAATCTGATTACTCTAAGAAAGTACTCGGATATGAAAGCCCGATTAGATTTGCTGGTAAGACTCTCCGCCACGCAGGACATCTCGACGCTGGAGCACGACGCGCAGCTACAGAACTCAATACACAGGCTAGAAAATACAAAATCCCCATCACTATCCATGAGGGGCAGGCCGAACGTGCATTAAAGATATTCCACGCCAAACAGCCCAAGATTCGACAGGTGTTTCACCACGACGTACTCGAATGTATCAAAGAAAATCGGCGCTTAATTGCGCCTTTACCTTGGGGGATCGATGCCGAACGAGGTGGTGTTCGTATATTCTATGAACGATGGGGTGACGACCTATTTCGAGAGGGACTTGCCTATCTTCCACAACGAGCTGTCACTGATAATACCAAAGCGGCTGGTATTAGAATTAAGAGAGGATTCCGAGAGGCGAAAATCATTCTTGAAGCACATGACGCACTTCTTTTTGCAGTGCGAATCGAGTATCTCGACGACTTTATCCCTCTAGCTAAGAAGGAGATGGAGCGTCCCATCAATTTCTTGGCCTGTTCACTACCCCGAAGATTCCTCAAAATTCCTTGTGACGTGGAAGTAGGCGAGAACTATCGTGACTTGAAGAACTTCAAATTTCCTGATAAGGTAGTAGAGCAACACAAGTTCGTGATGCCTAAAACAATAACTGAGCAATTTCTAGTACAGGAGTAGGAAATTGACATGGCTGGACAAACTACTCTCCCAACACTCCGAGCTAGAGTCACCGACCAATTTCTGGTTATGGGGTGGAATGGCTGCAATATCAGCGGTGGTAAAGGACAATGTTTGGATAAATAGACAGATTTACAACTTGTATCCGAATATCTACGTGATGTTCCATGCTGAGTCTGGACTGAAGAAAGGCCCACCTATAAGCATGGCGAAACAATTGGTGCGCGGTGTGAATAACACCCGTATCATCAGCGGGCGTAGCTCTATTCAAGGAATACTGAAGGAACTTGGTACTGCACAGACTCAACCGGGCGGTAAGGTGAATGCTAAGAGTACTGCGTTCATCTGTAGTAGTGAATTGACCAGCTCGCTAGTAGAGGACAAGGTAGCGACGGACATTCTGACCGACTTGTATGACAGACAATACAATATAGGTGAATGGCGGTCGCTGCTAAAGATGGAACAGTTCAATCTAAAAGACCCAACTATTACTATGTTGACTGCGACTAATGACGCGCACTCAACTGACTTCTTCGGAAAGAAGGACATACATGGAGGATACTTTGCACGGACATTCATTATCTCGGAAAGCAAAAGACACAGAGCTAATTCACTTTCTGTCCCACTCACAAATCCCCCTAAGCTGGCAGAAGCAACTGAATACCTCAAAATCCTCGGCAAGTTACAG